TTATGCCGGATGATTTAAGCATTGCGCCCATAGTTCCGACATACTGTTTAGCGTTTAGTTCTGACAGTCCGTAAGCGGTTGAAGCATCTATTGCCCATTGGTTAATAGAAGCACTCATTTGTCCGAAAGTAACATCAACAACGTTTTGCACTTCTGAGATTGCTGAGCCAAGTTGTATAGAAGATTTAGCAAAACCGTAAGCGGCACGAGCACCAAGGGCAAGCCCAGCGGCAAGCCCTATTTTGCCAAACATTGAAGTCCAGCCTTTACTGGCACTCTTGATCTGACCAGAAACAGGCTTATCGTTTAGTTTTACGTCTAAATAGACTGTTCCTACATTGTCAGCCATTGTCATTTCCCCTTTAGCGATTGGAACATTTTAGTCCACGCTTGTTTCTGTTTGTTTCCTATTCGTTCGTCAGACTGCTGTTTAGCAATCCATTCATTCCTGATTTTCCTAACCTCATAAGGCCATGACTTGATTACCTTGCGGTCTTTTTCTGATCGTATTCCTACAAGCCTGCCTATTGGTGTTTCGCCGCTTAAGCCTTGAAATAGATGACAGTATTCTTCCCATGTGATATCTTCATTGTCTAATCTAATACCGTATTGTTCAGCAAATGACGCAACTATTAAAGGCCAGTCGTCTTTTAAGTCGTAGTAAGGCGTTGAGACAATGTCACTCTCGAAACATGCGCTTTTCTGCTACCTCGTAGTCAATGCCCTCGATAGCGGCACGTATAGCGATACCCAAAGAAGTAAGAGCAGGAATAGGCAAGTCCAATTCCTCAATCTCTTTGGCGGCTTTCTCGCCCAAAACAAACTTAATCATGATATTCGCTTCATCGCCCTCTTTAGCTTTAGAGATTGCTATCTGAGCCTTGTCTATTGTTGATTTTCTGTTGTCAACAACATATATCTTATCACCTATTCTGATTTCCGGTTTGTCCGTCAGAAGTTTACCATCGATTGTATAAAGTTTAGCCATATTCCCTCCTTAAAAAGAAAACGCCCCCCACCGTTATAGGCAGAGGGCTTAAATATCAGGTTACTGTAGGTTTACCGCTTACGTGAATCTCAAACTCGATAACATCAACGTCCTCAGCAGCACCAAGTCCACCGGTTACAGATATAACGCATGCCCCAGAGACAACAGAAGCGTCTGCAAGTGTTAGCTGAAAGTTGGAATTTGCATCAGCGCAAACAGCAAACATCTTGCTTCTAATGTAGTCGTTGCCGGTATCGCCGTCAGTGACCTTAGCTGTCCCGGTAAAAGTTATCTTCTTAGCCGTAAGCAGCGAAGAGCTGAACCCCTCACCGTCCATCGAAAACCAATCCTGAACAGTGCCGTCAATCGACATTTCCAAAGATTCAAGGTTCGCAATTGTGGCAAGTGCCGGTGTTTCCGTTGCTGACGTGTCGATTTTGAAATCATTTGCCCATACGCAATTCGCCATTAGTTAATCCTCCTCAATTATTCTAAACAGTACCAGATATTCCCAAATGAGCTTATCCGTTCTGCCTAAGCAAGTCGGTTGCCGTTCCAAAGTGAAAATGCATGCCTTGCCGTTTATTGTTTCCGTTTTATTGTTAAACAGTGCCGCAAGCTCTTTGGCTTTGGCTTCTGCCGTTCCTATATTTGTTGACCAATGGACAATCGCTTTGTAATAGCGCAGTTCGTGGTCAGACAGACTTGATAGCGCTTGTGACTTATCGCCTGTGTCCCTTAGATATACGCCTATGTTCTCAGGATTGTTCATGTCCGTAAACTGCGGATAGATAGTTCCTGTTATTTTAGTGGCTATCCAATCTCGCAAGTCCTTTATTGAAATCATTTAGCCATAAACCTCCTAAACGTTTTCTTACACCAATCTTTCCGACTGCCTCTTATCCAAGGCTCTAACCATTCAGACCGAGCGTTTGCATTCTTTGCTGTCTGGAACGTGCGCCCCTCTGGATTCCAGTATATTTTTGGTGCGTATTCGGTCGAGTAGTTTAGCCTGAACCCTTTAGACGTCTCAGAAACCCAGTTAGTATTCTGTGTTGCGCCTGTATCAAAAGGTGTTACTTCTGCGTTCTGAACTTCTGTTTTAAGCGCATAGGCGGTCTGTTGTAATGCCTTGCGCTGTCGAGCGTCTAACTTCCTTAGCGTTGGTGTGTTAGCGACAAATTTAGCCATTACCTCACCCCAAATACAGTTTAGTGTGATGGACAGTGCCGTCTGGATTGCGTGGTTTATCAGCTGACATTACCTGCCAAGTTTCGCCTGCAATGCTGACTGTTCCTGTTCGTATTCGTACACCGTCGGCAATATCGCCGTTCATGTAGATTACGCCGGAACACTTAACCTCGATTCCATCGTCGTTGACAACGTGAGAAGTCTTTTCAACATATCGACATTTGCCACTAAACGAAACCTCAGTAGGTGTGCCGTAGATATCAAAGCTTCCTTGTAATTTGCCTGTAACATCAGTTGACAGCACAAAGTCAGGAATAGGGGCAAGCTTCATAGGCTCACCCCCGTATACATGAATCCAGTTGCACGTATTAGTGATATTGCTGTTTGGTTGACAGGATATCCATTTATGATGATCTGACCTGTGTCAGTGCTAAGACTTAAATCACCAAGAGAGAAGCCGGTAAAACCGCTTCCGTCATATCCCACGATTCCATCAGCAATCAGACAACAGGCTCTTGCGAGCTTTTCGTCCTGGAATTCCGTCGTGTCCTTGATTTTGTAGAACGTGATTGCGTCGATGATTTCGCTTGCGGTTTCAAGGTCTGGTGTTCCTGTGCCGCCGTATGTGTCTGTGTAGTATTCGATTGTTGCGTACATTTTCCCACCTCATAACCGTTCTTGCTAAACCATTCTAACAGCCACTTGTCCTCAGTTTTGCCTACGCCATTTTCAAACTGAACACCTGCTGTAACGCCGTTATAGTCCTTTACCTTAGATTTAACTTGCACTTACAACCACCTCAACATCTGTGCGTGTGAGATAGTCAAAGGCTTGCAGGACGTCGCCGCCCTGCACCTCTGTATAACCTTTGCCATCAAAATACGCCAAGAGATTAGCGTCGTTATAAGCGACTGCCGCCACGCCGTTGATAAAGTCAGCGCCATATTCGGTGTTGTGCGCTTCGTTAGGTGCGTAGATTCTTGGCATTATTATTCACCTCAGATTGCGATCTTTCTAAATGCGCCGGCGGCTCTTGTTGCCTTAAGCGCCATTGCGGATACCATTTCGACTGCGCCATACTGTACAGAAGCGGCATCAGTGAAGTCAGGCAGATAAACGTCTACAAGGTCATTGCCCAAAGGTGAAACACCGTGTACACCGTCCATACCGATTCTTGCGGCATAGATTGAAGTCTCGCCTGCGGTCGTCGGGATTATAGGATTAGCAGTGCCGGGCTTGTCGCCTACTGTGACAAACGGAATGCCTGAGTAGTTGGTTACTTTCTGTCCGAACTGGTTGATGTCGGTTGTGAAAGAGTTCGAGCGTCTTGCGATACCGTTCATGACTGCCATCAGGTTACGATTGACGAGCAGCATTGATGGTGAACCGTCGAGAGTAGCAAGCCACTTGTCGAGTTCGTCCATGAATGTTTTGAAGTTAGCGTCAATGTTTGCCGATGTTGACAGGTCAATAGCGGCTACTGTGTTAGCTTCGGTTGAAGACCCTGTGATAGCCTTGTTCAGACCGTCGAATGCGTTAGCGTCTACGCCTGAATCGCCGTTGATGAATAGGTCAGCCCATAAAGCCTTGACAGCCTGTGTTTTCTGCTCAATCTGGAAAGCCTGCTGGTCAAGGAAACCCTGCTGGTATTTCTGGATTACTCTGTCAATACCAAACTTGCCACCGAGCACCTTAAGGTTAACGGTATACTGTGTTACTTTGGCTTCCTGAGCGTCGTAGTCGGCGTTTATTGCACGAGTCGCGGCAGTAGGTAGTGTAGTGACACGATTGTAAGAATAAGCCAGTGTCGAGCCAATAGGCGCAACAGCGTTGTCAAACACCATCATGTCAAGGATAGGGTCTTTTCTAAACTCATCAATAACTGATTGAACAAGTTTGTCCTGTGTGAATTTTGCGGCATCTGCCAGTGTAATAGCCATGTGTTATCCTCCTAGTTTCATGCGTTCAGCGATTGCTGATCTGATTGTTGGTTTCTCTGGTTTTGATGCGTCCGGCTTGGCTTCGCCCACCTTGAACGCTTTCTTATCTTCTTGTTTCCATTCAGGATAAGAAGACATGACCTTTTCAATAGCTTTCTTTGTCGCCTCTGCGTCCGGTTCGTCAGGTAGCTCAGCAAGTTTCAAGATGCTGTCTATTCTGTCAGTTCGTGCACCAAATTCTAATGCCGCAATCTTAGCTTCTGTTTCAACAACACGCCTATTTGCGGTTTTAACCTTTGTTTCCATTTCCTTGACAACAATTGCAGGATCGTTCTTCTTCTGTTCCTCTTTGTAAGACGCAAGAGCCTTTTCGGCCTGCTCTTGTGACAATCCCTGTTGCTCAAAATAAGATTTGAGAGCTGAGTTTTGCGCACGTTGAGAGCGTTCAGATGCTATCCGGTCAATCTCACTTAGCTGTTCAGGTGTGAATTTTACCTCATCGGTTTTTGCCTTTTCGGTAGTTTCCCCACCATCAGAAACGCCGCTCCCCTGACCATCGGGAACGGCTTCATCAGCTAATAGTTGCAGGTTCATTTTCTTTAACATAAATACCTCCGTTTAATGACCGTCGTCAATTCCGTTTTAAGGCCGTCGCCTATTATTATTATACCATAAATAAAAAATTACCGTTTATGGCACTTGCCATCTTGATAGCAAGCGCATTCGTCTAATAGACAGTCGGCAAAATACCTTATTGTTGATTTGGTTGTGTCGTTTGTTGTAAGCACGTAATTGTCTCCGTCTTGCGCTTCATGCTCTATTACCTTTGGTTTGTGAATACGTTTGTTGACTACTTCGTTGATTAGATAAGGGCATTTCATCTAACTACCTCTCTTTGCCATTGGCGCTTAAACTCTGGATTAGCCTTGATGTGCTCTCTAAGCCGCTTGTTGTATGATTTGACAAGTAGTCTTGCCTTGGCTTGTTTGTCCGGTTCAGACAGCCCAGCTTCTTGCCTGAGCCAATAGCGTTTTTGTCGCTCTAAGTACCGTTGCTGTTGTTCCGCTTCATATCTTGCTTGTACTTCTTCTTTACTCTTTGGTTTTGGCTTACTTGAAATATCTTCAAAATATGGACTTCCCGGAACGTGCCTGCAATTCGGATGGAATAATCCCTCTGATATAGCTGTTGACAAAAGCGGATAATCGCCCTCTGATTGTGTTCCGTGAGCGTACACGTCATCTATTAGAACTCTACCTTGCCATGGCGCACATAGCGGACATGTAGAGCCAAGCGATGCCATGATGATAAGATGCTCGCCCCATTCGTCCATGACCTGGCCTTGCGCTTCTGCGGCACTTCTTGATAAAACTGTTCTAAGCGCCATTTCAGCGTATGAGGCAATATTCACACGGTTGCCATTAGCATATACGATAGAGTTGATACCTTTTGCCCTAAACTCAGCAGTAGCAACATCAACAGCGTTAAACAAATCAGCTTGACCGCCAACGTATAGTTGTGCAGCTTGTATCACTGAGTTTCTATAAATGTCCTCTGCTGTTCTGAGCGCTGAATACTGAGCTATTCGAAAGTTGCTTGCAATGTCGTTTTGCAGTGCCAGTATAGCGCCAAGATTAGGTGCAAATCCGACAACCGGTTTAATATTAAGAAGTTCGGTTGACCGTTCAACATAAGCTTGAGATACAGCGGAGTTAGTTTCTTTTTCGACCTTATCGCCATACTTTTTAATTATCTTCTCGGCTTGTTTTTGGTATTCTCTTGACCTTGACAGTTTAGCAACAGTCCAGTCGCCTGATTCTTGTATTAGTAATGTTCGCTTCTCTAGTCGTATCAGGTCAAGTGTCATGTCGTGGTAGTGCGACGCTATATCAAACGCCGCATAGCCTATCTCATCACGATTCATTTAACCACCACTTTCAAGCCTTTACGTGCAAATCTGCCTATTGCCTTTTCCATTGCCTTTTTACTTGCGTATTCGTGTTTGGTCATGTCGTATATGCCGTTTTGACCGACTGCGACTATCGCAAACTTACTTGACAGTGCTTGACCAGCCGTTTGGCAAATCTGATTGAACAGTTGATCGCTCATCTGGTACGTTTTCTGATTGATCGTCACTATCTTCATCTTGCACCTCGTATAGTTTCATGGGATCAAGCATATCGCTTGAATAAGAAGATAAAGCCTTTATACGTTCTACTTCTTCTGCTTTCCACTCATCGTCCTTGCTGTCGCCCCATAGCTCGTCAACCATTGTTTCTATGCTCATCATTTTCCACTGGATAGCCGGAACAAGCGATGTTATCGTTTCGGTAAATGTAGGACTTGCATACTCGCCAAACTTGACCGTTATATCGTCCGTGTTGTGGGACATGTTATACATATTATCATACGCCAACAAACAGGAAACAACAAGAGCCGGTAGTGCTTCTGTCAGATGGTCTATAATGCCGGAACGTGTATACATCGTGGCTTTTTCTTTTTCTCGTTGCGCTTCTGCGTTGTCTGTTTTCTTTAGGTCAATGCCCAGTGTAGCCGGTGAGATAAGACCTTGCAGACACATGTCAAGAGCGTTTGCAAAGCCGCTTGCGTAACTCTCTGTTCTGAGTGCCGGCGCATATGTGAATAGTCCAGGTTGTTTGCCGTCCTCGCTCATGGTTGATTTAGTAGCGACAAAGATATCGTCAAACTCCTTGGGTCGCATAATCTCGCCTGTTTTAGGGTCACGCTGGAACATGTCCTCAGGGAAGAACTGTTTTACAC